GACTACGTAGGGTCGGGGGGGGTGTCGTCGGTATACACGCCCTTCTCGACGGCTTCTGGATGCGGCACGTCCTCGAGGAACACGTCGTCCGCGTGCGCCAGGCCGCGCCGAGCAGCGATGACCCAGCGCGTCACATAGATAGCCTCACCCGGGACGATGTAGATACCCGCAGTCGTGACGATGCGTGTAGCCCCTCGCTCATCGCCAACGGACCGCGTGCCCACGCTAACGACCTGCATGGTGTCGATCGTAAACTGCTCGTGTTCCCGCGTGCCGCTCCACACGGTAATCGACAGCCACGGACCGCCGGCAATGACCTCATACCATGCCCAGTCGCCTACCACGGCCCATTCCCGTAGCCGAGATCGTCGGCCGGCGCGGCCTCACGCCGCTCACCAGGCGAGCCACCGAGGAAGCGCACGTTGTCGCCGATCACCTCGGTCGTGTAGCGATCCTTGCCTTCCTTGTCCTGCCACTTGCGCGTGGTCAGTCGGCCTTCGACGTAGACCTGCCGGCCCTTCGTAAGGTGCTTGCCGCACGCCTCGCCCTGCTTGCCCCACACGATGACCGTGTGCCACTCGGTGCGCTCCCGCATGTTGCCCTCGCGGTCCTTGAACTTCTCGGTCGTGGCCAGCCTGAGGGTCGTGACGCTGTTTCCGCCGTTCGTATGCCGAGTCTCCGGGTCTTGCCCGAGGTTTCCGACGAGGATGACCTTGTTGACCATGCTTGCTCCTAACGCACGCAGATAGGCCACGCCGGCAGACCACCTGCCGACGCGCCTATCCACACTGCATCGACCCCTAGCAGCCCATGCACCGATGCCGTATCGGCACGGCGTGCCGTCGTCAAGCATCACCGCGGAACAGGTTCGGTGCATCGAGCACGACATGCCGGCGCAGGCCCGAAGGCGCGCGGCGCCACATGCGCTCATTCTGCGCGAGGCGCTGTTCGTCCGACTCTCGCGTCCAGGTTCCTCGTACCCTGCGCTCGGCGAGCGGACAGTCCGTGAAATGGTCGCGTTCCCCGAACAGGTCGCACCTGTCGCAGTAGTGCAGAGTCCGGTCGGCCTCGTACTGATCGCCGTGCAGAAAGATCCGTCGCATGTTCACTCCTGTGTTCGGGTGGCACCCTTCCCACCCTTGAGGGTGGGTTTCCTAGACCCCTACCCTTCCCCATCCTTCTGATTGTTTTCCTAAAGAAAGGTTGGGGAGGGTGCCACCATAGGTAAAAAGGTAGGGACGCTGGGCCTTTTTTGGTGGCACCCTTGGCCGACGAAGGGTGCCACCGAGGTTGGGGAGGGTGCCACCTTTAGGGCTTCAGTTCGTACCTGCGGATCTTCACGCCGCCTTCCTTACGCTCGGCGCGCTCGTGCGTGTTGATCCTCGCCATGAGCATCCCGACCTTCGTCGCGTGGCTCGCCCACTGCGAAGCAGGGATCTCGCAGTGCTGGAGGAACTCTGCCGTGGTGAACGATCGATGCTCACGCGCGTAGGTGACCAGCATGGGCAGAAGCGGATCCTGCGTCTCATACGTCTCATTCGACGCTTCGCGCGCGACCTCGAGCTCCGGAGCAAGATGGTGCGGCTCTCCAGCCTTGAACGCCGCAACGGCCTCCGCCCAGACCTGAACGTACTCTGCTCGGACTAGGTCGAGGTTCACAGCGCCAACCGTGACGACCCACCAGCGCCTGTTCCCTGTCGGGTCGTGGAGCGGCTCGCCTTCGTTCGTCGTCGCGAGGAACACGCATGATCGAGGCACCTCGACCGTGTTGCGACCGTAGGGTGGCCTGTACTTGTCGGTTGCCGAGGAGATGTAGTTCTTGACCGTCTCCTGCTCGGTCTTGCGCTTGCCGGCGAGCTCGGCCAGCTCGTAGAGCCACACTCCTTGAAGAGCGACGTACTTCTCCTTGCTGTCCCAGTCGATCTTCGTGTCCGAGAACCATGTCTCGTCATGCGCGAGTGTGCGACACAGCGTGCTCTTGCCCTTGCCGTGACCGCCGTGGAGCACGAGGACAGTGTCTGCCTTGCAGCCAGGTTCCATCGCGCGCCTGACGGCAGCGATCAGCGTCTTGCGCGAGTAGGCCCGATGAAGTGTGGAGTCGGGCACCTCTGCCCATCGCGTGAGCCAGTGGTCGAGACGCTCCACGCCGTCCCACTCCAGCGTCGAGAGCCACGCCCGCACAGGGTGGAAAGCGTTGTCGCGAGCGACGAGGCCAACGACGTCCATGACCTGCTGTGCCGTGAACTCCACGCTGTGCCGCTCCACGATGGCGAGGCGCAGGTTGGTGACGTCGTGGTCTTGCAGGGCGCGGCCTTCCCACTGGATGGCCTGCTTCAGTTCGTTGAAGCGGATCGACTTCGCGAAGACAGGGTCGCCTCGCAGGATGGTGTCGAGGTTGCGGAGGCTAGGCTTCGGCCTCGTCGGGATGATCACGCCGTTTGAAATCCGTGGCGGTAGCATGTCCAGCCCGAGGTCGATCGGTTCCTCGTCGGCCGGCGCAGCAAGGTTCAGCATCGCGCGCATCGCGTCTTTCGTCGGGTTCATGGTGCGTCCTAGGCCAGAAGGGTGACGAGCGGCGCGTGCCACCCGCAGGAGTTGAGGTGCGAGCACTTGGCGTGTCCTGGGCCGGACAGCGTCCACCAGACTGACCTATCGGAGCAGTTCGGGCATCGTGCGTGGCGAACGTGAAGCGCAGTAATGTCTGCGCCGAGCTGCTCGCCGAGCAGGCGTCGAGCGGAAGGGTCGAGACGCAGCACGCGGGCGAGTTCGCGGTCTGCCGCTTCGCGCGTCCAGTTCGTCCGACGCGGAACGCTGACAGGCTTCGTGAGAGGAGGCTTCGGGCGTTCCTTGACGATCTCGAGGAGCCACGCTGGAGCCTCTGCGCGGGTCGGAATGAAGCCCTCCTCGCGCATGATCCATTCGTACCGCTTGCCGGATCGGTGCATCGTCGGAGGCGCACAGACGTAGCCGCCCTCGCCTCGCACATCGACGTTCGGACGAACTCCCTGCGCGTTTCGCACGACAGCGTCGGAAGGCCACGACCAGTACAGGTGAGCGCCTCGCGACGTTCGCACTCCGAGCGTCGGAGTAAGTCCGTGCTCGATCACGCTCGCGTCATACCACGCCATCGCGTCAGGCCCGTCAACGTCGAGAACCCACAGGTTCGACGCCTGCCCAGTGGCGATTCCGATGCCTGCGTTGGGTGCGCGTGTCCACCACTGGCGTACCTGCGCCTCGTCGGTGCTCGCCTTGTCCTGCCAGCCAGAGAGGCGCGGATGCTTTCCGCGCTGCTTCTCTGTGCAGTCTGCGCCCTTCGGGCACGCACAGGTCTGTGTTTGTGGGTCTACTTCCCAGAGCGGGTGTACACGCAGACCCGCCGCTGCATACCGCAGCGCGTAAGGTAGGTTCATGGTCTTGTGGGGTCTTCGTGGGGGAGGTGCTGGGGGCTTTACGCCCCCAGCGAGCGGAGGATCAGTCCGCGTCCCACAAGGACATGATCACCTTACCGAGCCACCTCGCGCGCGTCAATGCTTCTGAAGCATCGACTGCACTGTCGAGACTGGTCGATCGACCTCTTTCGCGATCTTGGCATATGACCATCCGAGCCTTCGCAGGCGCCTAGCCTCGGTCATCTCTCGCATGGTCACTGGTCTGCGCGTGATCTTGCGACCCGACCTGCACCAGCCAGCGTTCACGCACTGCTGACGTATGGCAACCATCGTCCGAGACAGTCTGTCCGCGATCTCGAGGTACGAAGCGCCGGCATCGTACATCTCGCGCAGCACAGCACGATCCTCCTCGGTCCACGGGATCCATCGGCGTTCTGTCGGGATGCTCATTGGCGATACCTCTGCATGAGTTTCGCGATCGCCGCCCTCGAGACGCCGAACAGGTCGCCGATTTCTCGGCAGGTGAGGCCATCCTCGCGCAGCCGGAGCACGTCGCGGATCGCCACGGCCGACCAGTGCCGTTTGCGCGGCGCCCTGTTGAAGATGCGGTAGACGCGGCATCGGATGGAGGCCGGCGTGCGTCCGAGATGCGCGGCGATCTGCGGGTACGGCACGCCCTCGTCCACGCAGGCCCGGAGGTAGTCGTCCTGTGCCTCTGTCCACCGCATCACTCACCTCCACTGAACAGCGGGCCGCTCGCGTGTGCGATGCGTGCCCGAGCGATCTCGGCGTACTCCTCGGACAGCTCGCACCCGACGAAGCGCATACCCTCGCGTCGCGCGGCTACGCCCGTCGTGCCGCTTCCCGTGAACGGGTCAAGCACCAGGCCACCCGGAGGCGTGACAAGCCGGATGCACCACGCCATCACGCTCGCCGGCTTCACGGTCGGGTGATTGTTGCGGACGCTCGCGGCCGTGCGTCCGGCGCCTGCGCGTGGTGAGTTCACGCCTGCGCTGCCTTCCTCACGCTCGACGGCCTCCGCACCACTGCGGGCCGGCAGGTCATCGCACCCCGCCTCACGCTCGCGCCTCGACGCCTTCGCGGCGTAGAAGAACGGCACGAGGTCGTCTGCCTCGATGGGCAGGCGGTTGAAGAACCTGGACGCGCCTCCCTCGCTCGCAGGGCGATCCTCGCGCCGCGTGTCGCCCCAACCCCCTTGGTACACGTTCTCTGAAGCAGCACCGACGCCTTCCCCCGGCTCAATCACAAGCCTTCCGCTCTTACGCACCCCGCTCTGCGCGTCCATCGCGGCGCATGGGCACCCCGGCGCGCACTCCTCGCCGCACGCGGGATCGTGCGAGAGGATCACGTTTGCGGGCCAGCGTGCTCCCTCGACGCGACACCCATCCACATTGATCGCCCCCGTCCCATACTTCAGCACGTTCGCCGCGACCGTGCCTTCCAGCGGCTTGCGAGCCACGACGACAGGCTCCCACGCGGGCTTCAACGCGGTGCCCCAGCCTGCCCAGCGGCGAGCGTCGTCGGTGGCGGGTGCGGTGATCTTACCTGCGTTCGGGCCTGATGCTGATCCGAATGTAGACTTTGTATAGGTCGCGGTACCTTCACCAGCACTCATACCCGTGCGCTTGATCCATGTTTCGTCAAGCCCTATGACTTCACGCTCCGCACCCGCCGCCTTGTCGATCGCCTTGCTAACGTCGAGCGACTTTGGGAACCCCGAACCATAGTGCCAGCCGATGCAGTCGCGGATCTCGAAGCCAGCGTCCTCGATGGCGCAGGTCATGCGGTGATAGGTTCGCGTTGCCGAGAAGGCGAGCAGGTAGCCTCCAGGCTTGAGCACGCGGATAGCCTGACGCCAGACCTCGAGGTCATAGGCGATGCCCGATGCGTCCCACGACTTGCCCATGAAGCTGAGCTCGTAGGGCGGGTCGCATACGATGGAGTCAACGCTAGCGGTCTCCATCTCTGCCATAGAGACGCGACAGTCTCCGACGATGATCCTCGCGCTCATGCTGCACCTCGAGCCGGCCTTCCGTTGTTCGCCATGGACGTCGTGTACTTGCCCATGCTTCCGGTCAGCGAGGCGATCTCCGCTCGGATCTGCTCAACGAGCTGCATGTCGGGCTTCTTCCTCGGCGTGCTGGCCGGCGGCACCTCGACACCGAGCCGAGCGCAGTACGCCTCGAGCCACATGCGCGTGGCCCTCCGCGCGCCCTCGCTGTCGTCCCTGCCGAGCACCAAAAGGATCTCGCGGATCATCAGTCCACGGCGCCGCAGCACATAGACCTGCGTGTCGTTCTTTCGCTTGCCGCATCCCTGCCTGCTGGTGTCGAGGACTCCATGCGACGTCAGCGTTGACGACACGCCAGTGTGCGTGCGCTTGAGGATGCGGCCGATCTCCTGAACCGTGTTCCCTGCGCGGTAGAGCCGAATAGCCGTGGCGAGCTCCGCGGCCGTCCACCTCTTGATCCTCGGATGCCGCAGGTCGAGATGGCAGGCCATGATGTTGACTGCGTGCTCGGTGCGACCCAGCATCTCCGCGATGCGCGCGTAGGTATGGCCCTCACGCATGAGACTGCGGAGCGTGTCCTTCTCATCGTCTGTCCAGCGTGTGCGGTGCTTGCTCACGGCGTCACCTCATCGGGAGGAAGCATCGGCACCGTGTCCTCGAATGGGTGTAGGGGAAGGGGTGGGCCGTAGCCACCGAGTCGGGCGTTACATGAAAACGAGACTGTTCCGCGAGAGTTCACGAACCAGTCATCTCCATAGTCGAGTACGGTAAGGTCATACTTGCAGCGAGCGATAGCATCGATGATCGACTGTGCTCGCTCGTCCGGAACGCAATCGACTATCAGACGCCCACCGTACTTGATCGCGGAGCGGCCTTCGCATCCGTTACCGCACGCGCAAGTCTGCATCCTCGCGTATGTCATGGCGTCACCTCCGTAAGCGTCACCTCAACACGCCCGCGCTGACCGTGGCCGGCGAACCATGACGCCGCGTCGATGGCGACGATGCACCGATCGTTGAGCAGGACGCCACCCACCTGAAGTGCGTCGAGGACGATCTTCACCACGTTGTCGAGGTCATGCCTGCTGGTGGCCGGAAGGTCGTAGTCAGCGACAGCCCACAGCGCGCGAGGCAGGTAGCCTGGGCGAGCCTTCGGCCGAGGATGGTAGGCCGCGATCCTTACTCCCCACATGGGCGAGCGGCCATCGAGCGTACCGAGGTCGCCATGCTGCTCGCGCAGCTGGTGCGCGGCCTCGTGCTCCCACGAGCGCGTCGTCTCTGGCGTGCGTGCGTGGCCCGTGGACCGCGTGAAGACAGGCCGGCCCTTGCCTCGTGGGTCGAGCAGGATCGTGTAGGTGTGCTCCGTCACGGCGTCTCCTCGCGCAGGTAGAGGCTCGCGATCTCTTCTGCGTCCAGCCCGAGAGCCAGGTACAGGCGCGAGAGCACCTGCGGATCTGGCCTGCGGTGGCCGCGCTCCCACTTGCTGACGCTGTACCGCTCCACGCCGATCATCTCGGCGAGTCGTCGCTGACTGATGCCTAGTTCCGTCCTGCGCTTTTCGATCACGTTCACTTTTTCTCCTCGCTGGGCTTGCCTGCCCGGCACCTCCCCCTTAATGTATGGGTGTCGGAGCGGCAACCCTTCGACGCCCACACTGGAGACAACGATGACCATCGAGTTCAGCAACGGACGCGCATCTACCTTCGTAGACGGAGGCCGTGACTATGACGTCACGATCTTTTCGGATGGTAACGTCGTCACCGGAACATCGACTCTTATGCTCGACTCTGTCAATGGCACATGGAACGCGAACTGGGCTTCGTGTCCTGATCAGTGGCTGTCCTCAGAGTTGATCGACTACGCATCCGAAATCTTTGACGCCATCTGAAGCCTGAGGAACACCACCATGACTGAGATCACCGCCGTATGGCTCTGCCTCGCCCTCATCCCTCTCACGCTCGGCGTTTACGCCACCATCGCTCTCATTGAGGAGATCTGCTAATGGCTTTCCACTACCAGTCTGACACTATCGGGCACCTTGCACTCGCTCTCGCAAAGGCGCAGGGAGAGATGGGAGCCGCCGCAAAAGACGCTTCTAACCCGCACTTTCGTTCCAAGTACGCCGACCTGTCATCCATCATGGACGCGTGCCGCGAGCCGCTTTCCAAGCATGGCCTTGCTGTTACACAACTCCCCGGCCGTGGCGAGGACGGCAGCGTTCAGCTGACGACGATCCTGCTGCACGAGAGCGGAGAGCATCTCGGCAGCACGATCTCCGCGCGTCCGGCGCAGGAGAACCCGCAGGTCGTGGGATCGATCCTGACCTACCTCCGTCGATACGCACTTGCCTCCGTTTGCGGAGTCGTCAGCGATGACGACGATGGAGAAGCGGCCTCCGCGCCTGCACGCCAGCAGAAGGCAGCGCCGCGCGAGGAGCCGCCCGCTCGCCTCGTGGAAACTGCAGCCAAGGTCGCGAAGGCGTTCGACGCGAAGGTCGAGAGCGTGGAGCGCATCAAGCCGGTCGATCCTAACAAGCCTGCGTGCCCGACCTGCGGCGGCGACATGTGGGACAACCGTCCGAAGAAGGCAAGCGGCGCCGTGAAC